TTATCTTCTTTCGTACTCTATACCTTGAATACTTATTAACAAAGGCTGCATCAGAAGCAAAGCCATTTGAGTCCTCTTGCGCATCAACCCACAGCTTCTTAAGGACTTCTGTCTCAAGCTCTCCAAGGTTTAAAGCAAATATATTTAATGTCTCGGGCATGGGAATTACTCCAAAAGTGTTCAAATTATGAACACTTTACGACCTCTGTGGTTTATCAATACATACCTTACAAAGTCCATTATTAAGTTCTTTACTTGGATATGAGAACCCACATCGTTTGCATTCGACTTCGATAAGAGGACCATCACTATTTTGCATAGTCCATGGGAGGTTAAGAGTAACTACATAAGGATCACCTCGTTTGAACAACACTCCGACTGCATCAATTCGATTCTCTGTTACATTTGTAACAAGACCAGAGACATTAGTGGCTTTATTATAAAGTATGGAGACTCCAATGACAACACCTTTAGTAACAAATTCTCTATTAGCATCCTCAATGAAGTCCCCATTACTTTGTGCCCTGTTGTACCCACTCAACTGAGTGATGGTCCAAGTGCGTTTCATTTTATTTAACCACTCCCAAACCCTGGGCCGTCATCACGGTATCCCAAGCGGCGCTAAAGGCTCATTTAACTCTATTTACTAACTTATCGTAAACCCCCAACCATTCGACTTCATGCTTGAGAGCTTCTTTAGACACATCATCACCACATTTAAGAAGCATTTCTTGATACTTTAGGCTAATCATCGGCCTCGTCGGTATCGGTATCTTCGGGTTTTCCATCACGAATTTTGTTGCGCATCCGTTCAAACTCCCTAATAAGATCGTCGTGCCCAAGACCATCAATGCGCTCTTTTTCAGTCTGTGTATGTTGGTCAATTTTCAAGTCCTCCTTCATAATCTTGAGTGCCCGCTTGTATCCTTCCAGTTGCCGGGTGAGCAAGACGTTTGCAGCCTTCTGCTTATCAAGCCGGACCCCCTGAACATACCATGCTCCGGCAGCCCCGATGGACATAGCAGCGATTAAGATTGCAATTTTTAGATACATCAGGATTCCCATTATCTCCCCCCAAAAAGCAAGGCATAAAGCCCCACGGCTATAATGACCGCCACCAGCAGACAGTTTATGTATCGGGCTGGCATGGATCGTCCTTTGGCGCAAGAGGTTTGGCTGGTAGTTTGCGCTCCCCTTCTTTCCACACCCTTGCCGCACTATTAGCCCCATATGCGCCAGCCACAGCACTAACAATCAACGCAAACTGCGCCCACATAGGAAACCTTACCCCAAAGCCTTCAAGCGCCAGGAGCGTGGGAAGATAGCCCAGGACGAGCACCATGAGCAGCAATCGGGAAGCGGAATACTGCCCCGAAGCTGGGTCTATCCAGAACTCTGAAATCTTACGCCGGGACACGATACCCCAAAACCCTTTCCATGGGAAACCAAGCATAGCTTACGGCGTTCCCCTGGTTGCCGCCCAGGAGTTTTACTCGGTCATCATCATAACTCACCAGGAGTCCCACATGACCAGAAGTCGGCCCCCTTTCCAAGACACATATACAGCCGACCCAGCTATCCCCCAATTCCTGTTCCTTGCCCCACTCAAGCCACGACCTAGCCCAAGCCGAATTGGTGCCCTCTAATCCAGCCTGTCGTACACACCAGTTGACGAAAGCTGAGCACCAAGGGGTTTCATCATTCTGGTTATCGGGCTCCCCTAAATTCGTAGATTCAAGATATTCTACAATTCGAGGATTATCACCAGGGCCAGGGACTTCTTCGACCCCGACTTCATTCTTTGCGATTTCTAACCATGTATATTCAATCATAGTTATTTTTCTCCTGAGTCATGTTTAGGTAAAGTATAGAACTCTTTGCGTTGATTCCAAGGTATCCGCAATAGTGTGTCGTGTCTGTCTACCTTTTTACATAGGTCATCAACTTTATCCGTCTGCTTAGTTAGTAAACCTTTCAATTCCCCAAAAGACTCTTTATGAGAAAGTGCAACTTTTAAATTTTCCTCTTTCAAATTAGAATAGGTAAGGGCCGCTAACCCTATGGTTATTGGAAGCAAAAGGGCCACTATTCCAAAGGCAAATCTAATAGCATAGTATTTCCAATCATTAGTATTATCACCATTTGCCATATCACCTTCCTCTCCGCTTGGCTGTTATGTTATCCCATTATGCTGGCCCTGACACATCTATGCCATTGATGTTAAAAGCATAGGTGCCTGTAATATGCCCACTCACAATACTCTTTCTTATATTAGCCGCAGTTAACGCAGTTACAGATACCCACTCTACAGCACCCCATGTTTGATAGTCAGTAATAGCCGGGGTCCAGGTGGGAAGCCACCCATAATAAGCTGTGGCTTTAGCTGAATGAACCAACTGTACATTTGAAAATGTTGGTGCCACTGAGGGGCTAATTAAAGCATGAGTACCATTCCCCGTTCCACCTTGTAAGATACAATCATTAATACTTATTGGACCAGTCGAACCATTTTCAATTGCAATTCCAACAGAACCGCCAGTTACAGGTCCATTATTAACAACAACAGACCCTGTTGAAACATTTTTAAGGCCTCGTCCAGAATTGCTATTTGAAGATACAGGTCCAGTCCATGTAACTGTACCTGTTGTTTGATTTACTAATGCATGACCGTTAGCAGCAGTTCCAGCAAGTAACGCACCAGTTCCAATAATACTACCAGTAGAGTTAAAATATATCCCTATATTAGAAGATGTTGCTCCAGCGGCCAAGGTAGTAACATCAACAGTAAAAGTGTTGGCCGTAGCCCCTATTACAACAATAAACCCACCTACACCTATCGTACCGGGAGTTATAGTAGTGGCATAAAGACCAGTACTACCATTAACATTTAAATCAAGTGTCAATTGACCAGCAGTACCAGCCGAAGTTATTGTTCCAAGTCTGCTATTAGCAGCAGCTGGGATGCGAGCGCAATTAATTGCGACTACAAACCCACCTAACGCAACATCCTCGGTATCTGTCGGAACATGACCCAAAGACCAGTTGCCCGCATCATTCCAGAGCAGATTTGCACTGCCATTGTTAAAAGTGTTAGTTGCCATCTTTTATCTCCTTTTAGTACCCTACTGCCCCTATCCATTGACAAGCTTCTGCGTAAGACGAAAACATCCGATACTCAGAGGCAGCAAACCAAGTATTTCCTGTTGAAGCTGTGTCTGAATAATAGTAAGCATAAAAGGTTCCTGGATTAACTTGAGCGGTGTCTACAATAATACACTGTCTCCATTTAGAATCTCCTGGTAGTACAAAGTTAACATTAGCCAACGGACACCGCAAACTGATGGTTTGAGCTGTGTCTGTTTTGACCATCATTGAATATACCCCATAATAAGTACCTGCTAGAATAGCTGCTGGAACAGCGTCGGCCTGCACTTTAGCTCTTGGAGATACTCCTGTAGGTGAAAATTTCCAAGCGTCTAACGTACCATAGCCACCCACTTCTGTTACTATGTCACAATTTGTCTGTGCAAGAATGGCATCAATCACGCCGGACGTTCCAGCATAGTTAGTGATATTACGGCTATCCCGGCGGACTAAACTTTCCATTGGTACAATCATGGCAGTACCACCAGAACTCGGGCCTCCAGAATTAGTGCCTATGGTATAACTGGTGCTTCCCATGTCCTGACCAGTACCCTGAGAGAAACAATTACCACTTGGAAACGATATACCAGCCACCGTGCCATCATCGGCCAGCATGGGGAAAGTTACAGATTTGTAAAAGTAATTATTTAAAAATGTAACTCCATTAACAGAATTAACCATTCTTACTGTAGCTGTTAATGCATAAGCCCCATTTTGTGGAATGCGGTTATTAGAAAATAAAAATGTATTACACAAATCAAGATAAATCGCCTCAGTCGTTACATTATCAGTTGCGCAACCATCAAGATAACAATTATTTATTTCAACCTGGGCAACGTCAAGAAAGTGGAAAAATCTTCCGGTGCAACCTTCGATAGCTACATGGTCGAATTTTAAAGTATTTGCCTCGCTGACATATATTGCTGGGTTGAGACAGTTATTAATACGTAGATTTCTAAACTCATTATAGTTATTAACTGACCCAGAAGTCTTATACATATAGATAGCTGTATTAGCAGTTGTTAAAATACATGAGTCCATTTGAGAATACAGCGTTTGATGCCAATTAACGCACCTATCAAAATTCTCCACCTCAGTTTGTGATATATTGACATTGGTTAAACCACCTGCCGCAGAAACGTACAGGTTGATTCCATAACCATTCTTAGTTCCGGTCTGGCCAGTGATCCTCCAGTTCTTAATGTCCAGGCGAGCACCAGACCCGGTTACGTTAAGAACGTTTCCAGTAGTTTTTTGAAGCAGACTTGACCGCCTACCATCAAAAGTTGATCCTCTTGTTGCCCCACCACCATTGAGAGTTATTGGTTCAACAAGGTATGAATCTCTGGGGGTTCCTTCCAAAACCCCACCAGTGCTTCCCAATACACAGACAATCGCTGCATTAATAGCAGTCGTATCTTCAGTAACCCCGTCACCAGTTGCCCCCCACCATCTTAATTTGCCATAGGTCAAGCCTACAACCTTGCCAGTTCCCACACAGTCAAAAGTTTGATAATTACCAGCATCGAACTTAGGGGTCAGCGTAAGGGTTCTTCCTGTAGGAATAGTGATTATGCCACCATTTATTACTTGAATAAACAATCCAGATTTCTGCGTTCTATTTGAACTTGCGTCAAGTGTTTGAACGTCTGAGACTACTACTGTTCCAGAAGTAACCGCAGCATCAGCCAAAATTGCATCCAAAGTGGCATGACCATCATCGCCAGGGAAAATGAAAGGTTTATTAGTCAAATACCGCCAATCATTCGGGGGATTAACTGTTGCCTGAGAAAATGCCATGAGTTTCTCCTATGCTACCTGATAAACGTCCATGCTGGGATTAAAGCACCATGTCTTTGCGCCGACTGCGAACCCCAAAACCTGAGCGAACTTTGTAGAAGCGGGTGCAGTTTCACTCCAAGTATTCCCCGAAGTCCCTGTAACGGTGCCCCATATCCTACTACCAATTGTTAAGGCTCCCCAGGCATCATTGCGAATATATCCGAATTGAATAAATAATCCGGTCCCTGCTCCACCTGCGGCTATAGGAGTGGGATTAACACAAAGAAATGTGCCCCAAGCTGTCGCCAAAGCATCGCAATCAATCACCTTAAGCTTACTATCGATGCCTACATAACAAACGTCGCCAAAAGAAATTGTAATTGCGGCCTCCCCACTGGTGCCCACGACCGGGACTCCGCTATAACTTAAATCAGATGGAGCTGGATTAATCGGTGTGACATAATCTGAGTTGGCAACCGCAGTCGCCGGAGTGCTCACCCCAGCCGCAACCGTATGTTTAAGTAGGCCAGTAGTTAAAGCCCCCAAGCTAACTTCTGCACTTAAGTCACCTGTTGTTTCGGCTACGATGTATTTGGGTGTTTTAAGAGCCTTTGCATCTAACTGTGTTTGAATGGCAGAGGTTACTCCACTTACATAGCTTATCTCTGTCGCATCTGGAGCACTTGCCCCACCCAAGCGGGTTTCAATGTTAGCAGTGGTGCTCCCGGCCACTGACACCCATCGACCTAATGCAGCATCCCAAAACACCGAATCCCCATCCTGGTGGGCCGAGCCATCTGCTCTGGTAGTATTCTTAGGAATAGCTGGGGGTATATGTAGTGGCATAATTTCTCTCCTTTACATTCCTGCCCAAATCCAAGCAGGAACGACTGTATAGGTAATAGCAATATACTCATTAGGTTCTAAAACAAAGGAGCCTACAGTGGCTCCTGTTATAATCAATGCACCAGATGTAGGGCCTTTAGCGATTACTGTTACTGTACCTCCTACAATGGTAACCCGTACAGGATGAGTGAACGTGTTTCTCGCCTCTACAGTACTTGCAGGAACTGCTGGAGTAACAACATCACCCCCAATATTATTTGCCAGAACACAATAGGTGTTAGTTCCTAAGATACTGGCTTTTACAGTATTGCTTGTACTGAACTCATTACCAATAATAGAAACATAGTTTCCGGTTGCATCATAAGATACTCCAACATCAGTATTTGCGATATAAGCTCCTGATACTGTTCCGTGGCCCGTAGTGCCTGTTAAATAAATACCAGTAGGAGCTTTAGCACCAGTAGTGTCAAGATCGATCACACCTGAACCAATATTAAACTTAGTTGTGTTTATAAGATATATCCCATAGTATGCTCCTGGTGCAGCAGAATTGCTAATATTATATCCTGAGATGTTTAACTTAGACCCACTCGTTGCATGAATCCCATCTGTGCCACAATTTTTAATGGTGCCATTACTAATATTAATACCCTCAAAGTTTACTGCTCCAGAGTATATAAAGAACCCTTTTGCTGCAACAGATTTAATATGATAATTGCTAACATTTATATTCCGAGCACCAATAATCCCAATTCCATGACCCACCGTAGTTGTATCAATGACTATGTTATTGATATTCACTCGATCCAATTTTGTGCCAGAAGTTGAATTGTCAACCACATCAATAGCACAAAGATTAGTGTCAGCAGAATCTACACAAACGTTTTTAATTACTACCCCTTCAACAACTGTATCAGTCAAAGGATAATCATATGTAACAGGAGCCAAAACTAAAATGCCAGCCCCATCCGAGGTATCAATAGTAGTACCAATAATCTTATTGCCAACTGCTCCCGAAGTCTGTGTATGGCTGGCAATGAGGATTCCACCCGCATCACCATTCCAAGCAGTCTCATCACCGCAGTTATAAAGCAAGCCGCCCAAAACGCTTACATAAGAGGCATTAATATCAATACCCCATCCAGCAGTGTTATAGATTGATGGATTGATTACCTTTGTATAATTACCAGCTAATAACATACCCTCATTGAGAGTGTCTTGGACTGTTACATCTTTAATAATAGACCACGGGCCCGCACCTATACCATTTGCTGCCCAATCCTCAACGATAAGATTTTCAATATTAAGGTGAGCGCCCCTCCACTTGGTCATATCTGTATGACTACGAGTGTTAACACCTCCTGGATCAACCCAAGTTGCACCATTGTAATAGAGTATAACAATTCCATCCGCACCTGCAACATAAGCAGCACCAGAGCCACGAAGGGTAAAGTTGCGGAGGGTGACATAGTTGTAAGGAAGCAGACCTCCAGCGTAGGAGCCGCCAGTGGTGGTAGACCGATAAAGAATCGACTGAGGTCCATCACCAAAAATCGTTCCGTTCTCTTTAGGATACAACTCCGTTGTGATCTTATAAACACCTTTTCCAAGATGCAATACAGAATGGGTATCAAGTGCCTTTTGCAAATATGTTACAGAGTCAGTAGTACCATCAGGAACTGCTCCATACCACTCAGGATAAACTTTAGGAACTAAATTGCCATATGCTACAGTACCAGTGCCAGCGAATGAAAAGATTTGATATCTATCAGCTTCTAAAGAGCCATTAATAGTAAGAGTTTTACCGGTGGCAATAGTGAGAATGGCACCGTTTCTTGGTCTGAGTACAATGTTGCTTGGTATTGTGGTATTAGAGGTAACTGCCCATGTTCCAGGTTGGAGAATTTTGGTGGTAGCTGTTGAAGGAAATGTAGTTCCAAGACTTAAAACGCCAGACCCAATGAAACAAGACTGACCTTCTGGAGACACTACAGGACCTGGAAGGGTAAGTGTTACACCAGCATCAATAGAAAAATACGCTCCTGCTGCAAACTCAAGAGTCATCCCTGCTGGAATGGATAGATTAGTTCCAATCCGAAAGGTGCCCTTAGGGATGTAAATTGTGCCTATGTTGGATTGGTTTGCTTTTATAGACTCTATTGCAGCAGCACAATTTACTACTCCGGTTGGATCACCAGAGTACGGTGAGGCCATAATGGATGTGTATGGATATAATTTATGATGCTCTGTAGTTGCAGGATATGCCATGATTATCTCCTACACATAATAAATGGTGATTATACAATTTGCTGGGGTGGTAAGTGTCAAATCCGTTGCAAGAATAAAAGGGAAACAATCTATTGATGGTAGGAATCCCATGCTGTCCAAAGTACCACTTAAGTAAGGAACAAGAAAGGTTCCTCCTGCTGTTCGACTTCTCATCTTAAATACATCAAGCCCGTTAGAACCAACAAATTCCACTCCTGAACACCTAATCCCATTTGGAAAATAAGTGGTTATATCAAAGTTAGAAATACCAGCAGCGTTAGGTACTATTTGAATTACATTAGGTCCGACTGTAATTGTGTCAGCCATGAGACACCTCCCTATGGCATGTTGTCAAGCTGGGCTTTTGATTCAAGTGCTCTTCGTTCTTGATGTCCAAAATCGGTTTCGTAGACTTTAATACCTTGTCCTTTATCGTGCTCAAGAGGTGCAAGTTTTGGATTTCGTCTGACCCTTGCATCATGAGCTTTGGCTTGAGCCACCTTTTGGTTCCAATCAGGAAGCCGATGAGTAGCTCGTTCGTCGAATATCTCATAGATTATGGCTGGAGCAGAAATCACTCTTGTCCCCACTCCAGCACAAAGTGGACATTGAGAGGTTGGAATGTCCTTTATAGATAACTCCAACCTCTCAAAGAGGTTACCACAACTACATTGATACTCATAAATTGGCAAAATTGTTACTCCTATGCTACGGTTGCACCCACAACCAGAGGCTCGTATTCAACGAATACTGTAACAGCACCAGTAGCAGGAGGACCAGCAGAGAAAACTGTTTGGATCACACCTGTGCTAAGTACAACACCTTGTCCAGCAGATACCAACAACTGACCACCAGCCAAGATACCAGGATCGGTAGTTTTAACTGGGGCAGTAAGTTTTACACCATCCAACATAAACAATTGCTGAATAGCAGCGGAGGCTGTATCTGTAGCACCAGATAAAGTTGTTGCCCCACCACCAGTTGGTGTAAACGAAAACTGAAGCGTGTTAGCACCAGCTGGCAAAGCAGTTGTTACCAAGACACCCAAAGCCAGCACACGAATAGGACCACCAGACACAGTAAACTGTGTAGCAGTACCAGTAATTGCCGCTGCGGCAAGGTCTTTACCAAGTCGGCAGATACCTTTTGTTCCCAATGCGGCAATAAGCACATCTCTGGCAATGCCTTCTGTAACAAGCTGTTTGATATAGCCAACAAGAGTATCCGTAGTCGTTACTGCACCAGTAGCAGCAGTATCTTCTTTATTGCCGACAACCTCATTAATCTGAGCGTTAAGGACATTGTTTGCTGCTGGAACATCATGGAACTCATCAACCACGGCCAATTCAGTAACAAGCTGTTTGATGTAAGCTACCAAAGTATCAGTAGTTGTAACAGCCCCAGCCGCTGCTGTATCCTCCTTATTACCAATTACCTCGTTGATTTGAGCATTTAATACATTGTTGGCAGCAGGTACATCGTGAAACTCATCCACAACTTGGAGTTCGGTAACAAGCTGCTTTACGTAGGCCATAAGCAGATCAGTGGCAGTTACGGCTCCAGTAGCAGCAGCAGTATCTATTGCACCTAAGACCGTCAAAACAGCGTCTCTGGCAATACCTTCTGTTACCAATTGCTTAGCATAGGCCATGAGAGTGTCAGTATTGGTAACTACACCCGTTGCAGCTGCATCATTCAAAGCGCCAAGAGTTGCAATGATAGTACTTGCATCATCTGAGGCAAGAGCAGCTGCTGAACCACCAGAAAAGGCATAGCCCCCTTTGCCGTCATAACCATAGGCAAACCAAGTACAGGCCAGTCCACCTGTGTTGACTACATTTTTGGTAAGGGCTGCGTTGTCGTTGTAGAAATAACCAGACACCAAACCATCAGTGCTGGCTGTAGTAATCATCTCCACGATGCCAGTGGAAAATTCACCGTAAGCGTCTACAATGACTCTGAACCCTGTAACTTCAACAAGCCGTACAGCATTGACGCAGGCATTGCCAGTGACAAAGCCAACATATTTAACTTTAATAAAAAGACGACTTACAGTGGTAGCAAGTACAGCACGTTCGGCTTCAACCGTGGCACTTGCATCTTGCCATTCAAGGTCGAGCCAGCAGTCAGAACCTGTGACATTGAATGGATTTGCCAGTGCGTCAAGAGCACTTTTACCAATGATATTCTCAATAGTCACACTGGCAGCAGAGATGGCAAAAGAGGCAGAAGTCAAAGTACCGAAGGTCAGAGTGGGCCTGTCTGCTCCAGAACCAAGACCAATGATAGAAATCCCAGCTACATCAGCAGTAATGGCTCCAGCAGCAGAGAGAGTCTCCGTATGTCCCGCTTTGACAAAGATAATATCCCCATGATTAGCAAGACACTTACCAATGGCAAAGTCAATAGTTGCAAACGGGTGGTTGTAGGTCCCAGAGTACCCATTAGAGCCAGCTTGACCCTCAGGAGTTTTGCCTACAAAGTAGACATTACCACTGATGGTCAAATCGATTGGCTTGTTTCTGATGGTTATCCCATTCTCGAAACCATTTGGGTAGTTCGATTTAGATCCCATGTTGTCTCCTAAGCTCCAGCATTGCCATACAGGCCGATGGGATAGTTAATCTCAGTCGAGATACGAAAGCGAGTCTTAAACTTTGCATCACCAGTGTCGAAATCGCCCTCTTTACCAAAGGTAACACCAACACGCTCAAAGTGAATAAGACCAGCGGCCATGCGAGCGTTGTCACCAATGAGGAACCAACCAGTAGTAGAGGTAAGATAGGGCCAGACCACCAGACGGAGAGAAGGACGAGCCCGTTTGGTGGCATTGATCACATTATTGGCATTTTCAGGGTTGCCAACAGATTCGAGAAGCTCAAGAGCTTTATACTCAAGAGCAGGAGGGACAAGAAGAGTCATGGGAGTCTGCATGATCTTCTTACCACGGTTGTCGACTTGGGATTCAAAGGCCAAAATGGCATTTTGAAGAGTGGAATAGGAAAGAGCCGAGGCAGTAGCCAAGTTGCTCCAAGAGCCACCGTCCAGGCGGACATGGGAGCCAGAGAAGATGGCCAACCCACCACCTGTAGTATGATAGGTTGTCACAAAGCCAGTGTTAAAGATTTCAGCTACTACAATGTGACGAGTCTCACGAGCAGATACACCAAGCTCCCGAGCACCATCTTTCATTACATTGTAAAGATCGTCTTCAATGGCCTCCTCAGTAATCCGCATACCAAGAGCATAGGTGTCATGCACCCAGGTTTTCTTCGGGCCTTGAAGCCGAGCGTCGAAGGTAACAGGATCACCCTCACCCTTCTTTGGAACGGTGCCAAGACCAGAGAGATAAGAACACTCTTCCTTGACCTTTTCAGACCGTTCAACCTTAACCAAATCCCGCCATACCTCCGGGTAGCGTTTGTACTCTTCGGTCATAAGAGCAAACAGCCCTGGAACATATGCCTGGGAGAACATAGAGCGATTTTCACGAGACATTGTTTAATTCCTCCCTGGCTTAGGTGAAGGCCACGCCGACAACACCACCAGTCAGCTGACAGTTAAAGGGTTTGACAATCCATTTGGCGTAGTTACCAGCTGCACCGGCTGAACTTACTGTGATATACTGCTTAGCATCGATGTCATAGTGATTTACAGCTGGCCAAATGAGTTGGAACATAAGGGTTGCGGTGTTACTAATGGTGTTGGAGTCAAGGAGGCAACCAGACTCGCCAGTTGTGGTATTACCACCAGAGCCATAGTTTACATCCACAGCGCCCCAATTGTTGGCCTCAGTAAGAGAAGAGGTCAAAGCATCCTCTTGACAAATGTAGAAAAGGTTGGGGTTCATAGTGACCAGAACAAAGTACTCATAGGTAGTACCAGGAGTCGCTGCGAAATACTGAACGGGTTCCAAACGCTCAGTTCGCAGACTCTTTGGAGTTGCTTGTTTGTAAACTCCCAACACCACACCTAACATGGTGCCAGTAGTAGATGCCCTCTCTACTCGACCAGCAGTTACCGCCAGAGCAGGATCGCCTCTATAAACAGCGGTTCCATAGTTGTTGGTCAAAGGAAAGAACATAGCCGTTCTCTGAGCTTCTTCCATAAACAGAGGCTTCAAACCGCCATATGCATAGTTGGTATTAGCCACTTTTAGTACCTCTCTTTAGTGTTCATATTATGAACAATTTTATTTCACCTGTAAATTTCCAGGTTTTAGGTCTTTAGCTTCTAGAGCATGGACGCCAGCCTCTTCATAGGCATAGACATCGATGCCCGAACCTCCACGGTCCTCTTTGGATTTAGAATGGGTGAGTTCAAACCCCTCTTCTTGCTTGCCAGCAGAGATAGAAGAAACCATATCCCCATGCTTTAGCACCGAGTAGGTTCTCAACTTATCATCTAAATCCCTCGGACGAAAAACTAAAATCATTCCCTGCCGCTCTACAGCACCATGGTCTCTGAAATCACGATCATTAATCTTGCCCTTTATACAAGAGCTGGTACGAGTAACGATCTTAAAGAATCCTGTGTCCAGAGCTCGGTGACGGCCAATGTCATCTCTAAGATCGACCCATGAGAAGGCAAAATTCTCCTTATCAAGCCAATTAGGAGGCTCAAAGGGATCGATGTACTTAGAGGTGACCTCAACCTCTGAGGCTTGGGGGAAGTCGTCCTCGTTTTGATCCATGACCATGCGGTTGATGAACGCTTTGTCATCAGGCTTGGTCAAAATCCCATCCAATACCACTTTTTCCTTGCTTTCTTTGCTCATTTTAAGACCTCCTTACGAATTTAGCATAGGTTTCTGGTTTTACTCCAAACTTCCGAGCAGTATCTAATTGAACTTGAGTAAGACCATAACCCTTGCTACTTTTGTCAGAGGCCCGAGTCTTGTCAAAGACTCTTTTATTAGTAGTTTCTTTGTCCACTTTGAGTTTGTCACCCTCTTTGGACTTAGCTTTAGCTGCATTGGTTAGTCTATATATGGCATATGCTGCAAGTTTGCCAATGGGGTGGTTGGTGAGACCTAAGTTTTCAGCCATATCCTCCAAGCCAGCAACCACCTTTGGATTTGCAGCAAGATAACCATCTTCGTCATCAGAGATCACTCTATTAGCCACTCCTGAGAGTTGAGAAGACCACTGTTGATGGTTCATATCCTTTACAGTGGAGTCCTTAATCTCAAGCGCCTTTTGCTCTGAGAGATATTCTATTACATTGAGAAGTACCTCAGGATCGTCTTTATGCTCAGTGAGGATTTTGGCAATCTGACCTCGAGTGAGCTTCTCAGATTTGTCTCCTACAGGCTCTTTTTTTGGTTCCTCACGGCGAGAGGAGAGTCTAATGACTTCCTCTTTAAGGTCTGCTAACTCCCTCCGAAGATTGTCTGCCTCTTTGGTCTCCGTTTCAACCTCTTTATCTTCTCCTTCAACCTCAATTTCAACCTCTGCATCTTTGGTCTCAAGATCAGTAGGTTCTTTCTCCTCTGTTTCAACATCTATATCATCCACAGAGAAACTTTGAGGCTCATAGATCTCTTCTTTTCTTGTAGCTTCAGCTTCACCTGCCATGGATTAGCTCCTTTTGAAGATTTTATCAAGAAGGCGTTTGAAGCGAGAGGCGTAATGTTTATCAACAACATACACATCCTCAGGCTTTACAGCCATCTGACGCTCGTAGTCATAGGTTATGTTGCGAAGTTGGTCTATACGACCCTTTAGTTCGACGAATTTAATAAAGGACTCAGGCTTTGAACCATCAAGGAAGAAGATTTGTTGAAAAGCTCTTAGCAACTCATCCTCAATGAGCTCCAAATAAACCTGCCATCCAGGATGGCGAAGGAGGTCAGTAAACTCCTCAAGCCGTTCTTGGTTAGGTTCCACCTTCTGTCTCCTTTGGCGGGTTGAATTGCGCCTCTCCAACTTGGGAACCGAGCTGGGAAATAAAAGTCTTTGCGTTCTCTGCGGTAAAGCCCTGAGCTATGGCTTGTTTCGCCATGTCCTCAGGAATACCCATCTCCATCATAGCCTTCATTTCTCTTTGTTGCATCATCCATTGTTGGACGATTTGAGCAAGTTCAGGGTTGATATACTCTTCGGACTCCTTGCCATAGGAATGGAGAAGGTCCTTAATCACTTGAATAGGATTAAGGATGTCCATAAAAGGCTGCATAGTGGCGACAAGAGATTCAGTCTCTTGACGGTCCACAAAGCGATTGGAGGTAATGTCGGAGCCAACCAGTTCAAAGAGGAACTCATCAGATGAGGAATACTTTAGAATGGGAGCTCCTGTAATTTTGACCTGATCCTCAAGACTCATGTTAGAGACACAGAGGTCATGGATATCTTTGAAGAGTTCCACAAACTCCAGGTGAGTCAACCCACCACGGTATTCAAACTTAATCTTCCCCTCTTGGAGAATAGCAAGGGTGCCAGTAGCAGTAGACCCCTTCTTGCCAGCTACTTGAGACTCTCGACCTTGCATATAGTCAGTGACGTTGAGGGTACGTTCAAAGAAGGAAATAAATTGCATGATTAGAGGAATGAATTGTGTAGGTTGGAACATGGAGAGGTTAGGGAAGTTGATAGCCTCTGGGTTGTCGAGTTCAATAAGATTGCCCGGAAAGACCTCTACTTTGTTCTTTCGAAGACCAGACATACCACGTTTGATAAAACCCCATGGGGTCATGGTGATATCAGCAGAATTGACACACCTGTTCCACATGGCGTCCACTCCAAGTTGAATACCACAGATGAGAGTATAAAGAGGATAGCCCCAGGAAATGCCACGACGCTTGAGGAATCGCATCCGTCGAATGGGCTTTTTGTTTTCGTCAATTACGTCAAGCTGCTCACGGACTCGGAAGACTTTGAAGGAGGTGCGCTCAACGAGAACAATGAGATTCTCATCAACTTGATCGTCTCCAAAGAAGTCATATTTGATATAAGCTTCGAGGAATTCAATGGGCTTCTGGCGCTCAGCGTAGGAACGAAAGTAGTCTTGAACGCCTTCGGTGGTTTGCTGAGTGGTTTTAAGGGTTTCTGTAGCCACATAGTGAGGAAGATTCTCAGGGAGAACCCAACCTTCTTCGGTTTTAGCTCTTTCCTCTATATCACCTATAGTGATGTTACCTATATAACGAATAACAGGAGCAGACTCCCAATCTTCATCGTTGACGTCATCAGCCATCCAGACATATTCAACAGGAACCATTTGGATGTCTGGGCCATTGGTGGTAAGTTCTTGGATTTGTTTGGAGTAACCATTGGGAGCATTAGGGTCTGGAGCCATACGACGGATCTTTTTGGTCTCGGTCTTCCATCCAAGGACGAGAAATATAGTACCATCGATGAGTTTCTCATGGACGAGATTTGGAACAAGGGCCTTGACTTTTACCTTATGCTCAAGGATGAAGTTATCAAAGAGGTCTATTTGATGAGCCTCGTCGTCAGTGGAGGCTCCTAAAAGGCGCTTGGCTTTTATATAAGGCTCTTTGCCTATGACAGCAGCGACGAGGCGAGGTTCAACTTCGTCGACGCCCATGGTGGTGAGGGGGGCTATCATGTTCGAGGCATTAGGCCATGGGAAATCGGTTTTCTCGGTCTCTTGGTAATAGGCCCGGCGGGACTCTTTGATAGTAGAAAGCATCTTGGCTCGAACGGGAGAAGAATCAAACTCCTCGAAGAGAGAACGGATGTATAGGGAGAGCTTATTGAGTTTGTCTTCAAGCTCCTTTTGGATCTCAGCTTCTAGTTGGCGCTCCATGTCAGGGTCGAGCATGGGGTCCATGGGAGCTTGAAGCTCAGAGCCAAATATATTACCTACTGGAGATATTAAGTCTGGCACTTTTATATCCTTTCATACTTGCGACCAGTTGGCCCACCTGATTGCTTCATCTTTTTGTGTTTTGCTTGGTCTGGTTTCTCACCTTTAAAGGCTGAATGGGGTTTGTCTTTGCCAGGAGACTTGGTGTGCATTTTACCACCACATTTTGGACACTTGTTGGAGGTCATAGGCATTTTAATAAACTCCTTTGAGAATCGTTAAGAGCTCTTCTATTGCTTTTTCTTGGTTAGGAACTATACCCTTTCTAAGATCGCTTCCAAAGTCTGCTCCAAGGTAGCCAGATTTGATGTAGACATCTTTGAGGTCTGAAGGGTAGTCTTTATATTCTTGCCAATATGGAGTGAAGACCTCTTTGTTGTACTTGTTTAGCATAGAGTGACTTGCACCCTCAGCAAAGCCCTCTGTACCAAGACTTGTAGGATTATCATACATTGAGAAATTTGGCTCTGTAAATTTTCCCCATGATGCAAGTTCACTTGGAGTCCCTGTAAGAGCATGACTTCCTTCATGCGCATAGGCAATAGGAGGTGAAGATAGTTTTTTCTCCAATGGGTGGATTGTATAGTTTCGAGGGTCTGTTAAAAATATAGTACCTGGTTTTTTACCTGCCAAATACTCCAACCTCTTAATCTCTCCAAGAGGTGTACCAAAAGCATCTGACTTATTATACTCAAGCCTTGTATTTCTAACTGAGGGATAAGACTCTGTGAGGGTTTCAAGAGCCCTTTTGTCAACACCAGTAAGATTGCCATAATGTTCAGGAGAAAGTTTCTTAAGAAAGCTCTTAGTTGGCCCCCACATAGCACCCACAGCTGGTATGGCATAATCAGCTCCACTCTCCTGCATAGCCTGAGCCCCTTGAGCCACAGCCTTTCCCACTCGACTCTCATTAACCCATGAGGCAAAGTCTTTAGCTTGCTTGTTCAAGGGAGCTACACTCTCAGGAGAAAACATGGAAGTAGCCTGTAAGAAGTCCATGCCTTTCTCTTTGAGATATCTGAGACCCTTCTTGAACCCCTCCATAGAGGGCTCTTGAGAGAGAGTGTCTGAGATGTAGTCCCATGGGGTCATAAGTTAGCTCTCTAAAGTGTTCAGAATATGAACACTTTCTCCCTTAAACATTCGCAAACCTACTCCTTGCCTTATTTTGACTCCAATTACCAAAATTCACCACGTTGTCATACTCTTCATCCTCGTCAAGAGGAAAGCCCATGGGAGCATAGCACTCACACTTTTCATCCCGTATTCGACTCGCTGCGTCTAAACAGTCATCGTGAGAGGCATAGGGGAATAGTAGGTACTCCTCATCACGAAACTCTTTGATAAGGTCTCGGCCATCTGACTCGGAAGGGAGGATTTCTGGCAGATAGACCTTACCATCTTCGAATAGAGGGATGAGCTTCCTAATACGGTCTTCTTTTTTAAGAGTGCCTCCCATGGGCTCAATGGAGAAATAGATTCCATCTGAACGCATCTGAGATTCAAAGTGTTGAATGTCCGCTTGCATACCATATTGCTCGTAGTAGACCTTGATGATGTGAGGGTATTTCATCATAAGACGTTTGAGAGCTTTCCATCGGCCATGGAGGTTTAGACGCTCTCGAGTCATGTCGATAAGAAAGAAATTCCCCAATGGATCAAGGCCCCATAGCCACATAACCGTATAATCCGATCCTGCCTTTTTCGCATTAGCAGGGTCGACGAAGAGATAGTAGTTCATAGCCTGATTTGGAAGCTGACGGTAATACCTAAGCCAGCCCCGTTTGAACTCCTGTGCTTCCTCGGCAACCGGGTCTAAGAGCATCTGGCAGTTATAGATGTAGGTGTTGCCGTCACACACTACCCGTTTGAACTCATCCAACTCCTTCTGCGTCAGAAAAACACTGATTCCATTCTCTACCCCTTTTCTTACTCTTACTTCCCATGCCCCTGAGGAGATCATCTTAGCATATTGATCTGCAAAGTGGTAGCGTGTGCCCACGGCCCATACTATCCCACCTCTGGCACCCAGGAACTGAGAGAGTTTGAAAGCATCATCGGTCTTTTTGATCTGTTCAGGAGTGGTGACTGAGTCCTTGGTGACTACATCATCATAGTCCCGGATGGTATAATGTCGTGAGGTGGGCATTCCATCCACCAAGCCCCATGCCTCAATAGAGGACTCATTATAAACCCCCTTCCGCTTGATGATAATCCCATCGTCAAGGCTCCACTTAGGAGACTGGTTCCGAGGGTCTGAGTACAAAACGTCTGGAAATAAGAGCTTTAAGAGCTCGTTGGTTTCAAAGGTGAGCTTGATGCGATGGAGAAAAGCCTTGGCTATACCTCGAGTATGGGAGAATATGCAGATTCGTTCCTCGGGGTTGAGGAGGAGCTTTTGGATTATGAGTCCATAGGTGAGAATGGTAGACTTGAAATGTTCACGGGACCAAAGGTCGAGAGTCCTATCATGGTTCTCTTCCACCTCTCGAATACGAGAAACAATCCATGGGTGGTTAATCTCTTGAATCCCTAAGACAAAGTAGAGTAAAAAGAACAAATCAGTCTGACAAAGCCTTCTTGCTTCGGTGGCTATCTTTTGGGGTTGGTTGTAGAGAGACCAGGCCATAAACTGGTCGCAGATATCCTGGTAGTTGTTCTTATAAGAAGCCTCTGGAATGGGAGTAAATGCAAGTGTAAAGCCCATGACTTAGTCCTATTAAAGTAATGTTACTCTGCTATTGTCCTCAATGTGCCCGAGGCTAGTCATTCTACTCCTCTCAAACCAATCACTTCCAACTCCTGCCCTTCACATCTAACCTCTGGGCACTTTTCAGACGACCACTTTATCCTAATAGAATGGATTTTGAAGTCCATCTTAAGATCGTGAATAATCGCATCTTCTGGCATTTGAAGAGAAGAGATCAAGAGCTTATTACTCACCACAGAGATTCCCATTCTCATCACTCCACCTCCTTCGCCACCGGGAACATGCCTATCAAGGCCATAGCTGTAATACTATGATCTATCTTAACATCCCTCGAGTTATCAAGCGTGGAAATAACCTTCGCCACCCTTTCCAACCCCATACTCGCAGCCTCAGCTTCTACATCTATAAACTCTGCTCCATCCAACACCCGATGCAAGAGCTTCTCCCTTCTCTGCTTGACACTCCTTTGTACCACTTGAATAGGTCCAGAGGGGTTCCCACACGCCGCCAGGAACTCATCCTCAGTCTGCACCACTATGCACTCTTGAGCCTTTGGTTCGGCTGCTTCCATGGGAATCTCCTCTCCTACCCTCTTTCACTTTAAGGATAACTTATCTGAATCCCGCCGTAAACCAACCTGCTGATCATTTTTTCTAAACATCAAAGAGTGCTCTCTCACCGTTCAAAAAATATGAACACTTACTACAGCTATATTTCAGAGTGAAGACGCCTTTTCTTCACGCACACCCCGGTCTTATCCTTCGGGTCATGGGGTGGGGTCTTAGAGGACTACAGTTCAATAGAGCGGTATTAGTTGTAAAGAATGAGATTTATAATCATGATAGTTATATGAATAGAGTACTATGGCATAGGCTATGGGATACCCATGCTATGGGGGCATAGCTTGTGGGGTACAGCCATGATACCATGCTGAGGCTATGAGGCTATGGCTGGGGCATGATATGATTGGATAGATAGGATAGGGCGGGTTGAATCATGGGCTTGCCCATGGGCTTCTCATGAACCCACAAGCCCAGGTTACAAAAATGTCAAACATCTTGTAAACTATTCCCGGCGCTTTATTAAGAGCAGTCGATAACATTTTATTTCGTACGATAGAGTGCTCTATTCGGGCTAAGTCATGGGAATTGTGGGGGAATTGGTTATGGACATAGGATCAGAACCTATTGATTCACTTAGGCTATGGGAGCCCATGCTAACTTGTTAGAATCATTACCAAACTGGCGTAATAAAAATCGATAATCATAAGTAGTTAATATTACTACCTAATCCCCAAACCGTATCCAAAATATCCAAAAATATCCAAAAAACATATATGCTCCCTATTTGGCCTAACCTATTGAAATTGCTTGTCAATACCCCATAAAAACATAAACGTAGTAAAATATCCAGCTTTAGGTAGGATAGGGGTGGATTGTGAACACTTTGGGGGAATGTGAACACTTTCTGTTGCATAATGCAACGTTTTACGTGAAGTATGTTTTTATATATATAAAATATATATTATATAATGTTAAAAAACGACCCTTGGGCCAAGAAAATAAACCCTTACCCCCCCTTACAACGGATTATTTTGTGTTCTTTAGTAAAATCAATAGTTTACGCGTGTGTTTTACCGAGATATTCCGAGATATTTTTATGAAACAAAATTGTAAAATGGCATGGAATTTGCAGAGGGGAAGAGTGTTACAAAATTGTACATAGAAGAATAGGAGTAATTCTAATAGGCTAAGACAAAACTCTTAAAACCCCTTCTCAATCTCATCCCATAGCCTTTGAGAGGACTCACTAAGAGCTTCCCACCTTTTTAGAGAGCTATTCTTTTTGCTCTTAATAGCTTCTACTCTTTTAGGCTTGATTTTGGTATGATAATGGTTTTCCATGCGGCAAGAGGGGGAGCAGTAGAGTTGATTAGAACGAGTTTGAGTAAATTGAGTGTGGCAATATGGGCAGGTTAGTTTTAAGAGTTTGACAGAGATTTTGAGTAAATCCGGCTCTGAGGGATTAGGATTAGCTCTGTATGCACGTTGACAACGGAGAGAGCAGAATTTATTTAGCTTGTGTTTTGGCATAAAATCTTTTTTGCAATAGGTGCAAGGAAGCATTTTATTTTTTCCTTTTATAGTGGAATGATTGAATTGATTCATTGTAAACTATTGAAAGGGGTTTGTCAATGGCAAACGGTGGTTTTAATGATGCCATAATCCCATCGGCTTGATAGCCTATCCAATCTATTGGCCCATGGCGCCAAATCATCACCATGGCACGTTAGAATCGGCCTGAATAGCCTTTTGGCTTGGCATTAAGGCAACAAAAAGGCCGCATGGTTAGCGGCCTGGAAAGGTAAGAACAATTACTGTTTAGTAACAATTATCATATCGCCTTAAGCACTCTCGCCGTTTCGTACAACTCATCCCGAATAGCTCTCAGCTTCGGAATAGCTATTCGATCATATTCACCCTTTTTAATCTTACCATTGAGCAAGAGTGTTTTATGATAGATGGTTTCATTGTGGTACTCATCCCAGAGTTGTATAAAGTGCTGGGAGATTAACTCTTTATCAGAGCGTTCCAATTGAGCCAAAGTCCTTTGAAGCCTTTTAGCGGATAGCATCTTTTTAATCCTTCTATTATTAAAACTCCCAATTAGGTACTCTAAATATCCAAAGAGAACCAAGGTGCAATCCCATTTTAGTATCACAATTAAAAATAGGAAGTACCTTTTTTAAAACAACAGGAAGCTTTACTACCTTTTTAAGGTCCATAAAGATTTTCATTTTTCAATTCTCCCATGTAAAAGGGAGAGTGCTATAAAAGCCACTCTCCCTGGGTTATTTGCACTCCTTACAAACAGAGATTTCCCGCTTGATATTGCCATTTTCATACTTCTCTACCACCTTTTTAAACTGCTTCTCCTGTGGTAAAGATACCTTTTTACAAGATTCACATTTAAACATAATTTTCCTTCCTTTGCTCTTTATTTAACCACTCAAAAAATGGGAGTGTTTCCACTCCCAGATTTTCAGGGGTTAAACCTGCGCCAGCAAATCCTTTGCACTCTGTTCGGTAGTAGCGCACATGGCCGTGATGCGCTCTGCCGTAACCTCATGCGTGGGGTTCTTAATGAGATAAGCCTTGAGAACCCGATCAACATCACCCTTAGCCAACTTAAACAAGGTCTGAATCAAAGCCTTATCCAGGGTCTTACCAGTAGGAGCCGCAGCACCAAGGGGCTTAACATCATACAGCTTACAAAACTCCCGAATTTTCTCGCCCCGGAATTTGTTAATCAGCTTAATGTCCCCCTTTGATTCATCGGGAACGAGGAACCGAAAGGACACGGCCTCAAACTGTGCGTCATTTTCCATGCCCGCCTTGTAACTCTCCACCTTAAAAGAAACATAATCACCTTTTGCCATTTAGAGTACTCCTCTTAGAGAAATTGGATTTTTGGTTCTGACTATACAGGTATGCACCTTCCATGCCATAGGACTATGGGGAGAGGAAAATATAAGAGGAAAGTGTACTAACCTATCTATCTAATATCACTAAACAATTAGATTTTCCATCCTGACATAATATATAAGGAATACTATTGCAATAAATGTGCCAAAGTAGACAATTAATCCAATATTGGTAAAAAAGCCACAAAATATAAGACAAAGCCTGGTTTTTATGCCACAAATTGCACAACCTATTGATTTTAAAGGGTTTTCACTTGTTGCAAAAAAACAATGCAAGAGTGGTGCCAAAGACACAAAATAGAGGACTGCCCATAATAGCACTCTTAGAGGACTATAATTGACCTAAGTGGCTGAAATATCAGAAGAAATTAAATTTTGGCTAAATCAAGCCATTTGGCATATTGCTTGCATTCCTTATATTGTGCGCATTCTATGATCCTTACAGGCCATGCCATGCCAGAAAACATAAAGCATAAGATTGGAAAGTGTTTATAAAATAAAAACAACAAATGTATCCTCGAAGCTAAAAGGAGCAAATAGCATGGATAACTTAAAAAGAATTATAGATATAGAAAAAGACGACTTGCCGGTTCCTATCGCCAAGTCTACTTTATATAAATATGCTAAAAAGAGATTATATCCTGGCTTGTTTGTTAGAGTGGGTGGGATGGTCTTTATAGACTTAGATAAGGTTAGTCTTTTAATTAAAGAGGTGTAAACAATGGAATTACAAATGCAAATGCAAATAGAGATAGGAAGTCCTGACCTTGCAGACTTTGTAGACAATATAAAGAATAATAGATTTTACTCTGGTAATTGTCTTGTTTTAACTGGAGAGAAATATAATAGTTATCTTGTCCCTTGTATATATGGTTGGAGAGACGAAGACAATTGGCTATATATTGGAAAGAGCGTTTGTGGGGCTTTTAATAGACTGACAGCCCATAGATATGATAAAAAGGAAATTAATGATTCTTGTCAGATATTTATATGGTTCTTTCCAGAAGTGTCTGATATGCAATTACACCTCTTAGAGAAACAATTAATATGGGAACTTAACCCATTGTATAATAAAGTAGGCACTCCTAGAATTGCAGAGAGAAATAGGCTTATAAGAGAGAAGGAAGAGCGTCGGATAGAAGCGTATAAACAAAAAAGAGACGAGCCTAAGAAGGTTGATGAGCCAATAAGAGTTGGAAAACTCTTATACCCAATTACACAAGAGGATAGACAAAGGATGCAACAACAAAGGCTCGAAAAAGAAGCAACCAAATTACTAAGTACCATAAGCTAAAAGGAGGCATTAGATGGACATAATCTATGTAGTATTTCAAATGGGTCAATTTGGTGGAGTAACACTTCATGCTTTTAAACTAAAGTCAGATGCTGAGGACTTTGTATACAAGCTAAAATGTAGCAAACCCAAAGACAGCACTCGGATTGAAAGGTTGGAGGTTAAATAATGGACCCCACCGAATTCATAATCTGCGAGTGCCTAACCGAACTCCAAATCTCCCAAACCACAACCTGCCCAAAGTGCAGACGCATTGTTAAAACTTCCAAAGAGCTTAAAGAGTTGCAGAGAGAGCTTGATACTTTAATCTGCAACTTAAGAGTCCAGTCCCATCAGATAGCTATAGAGCTATCTCTCCGTAGTTTGAAGAAACCCTCCAGGCCCTATTTGATTGAACAAGACTTCTATGATGGACTCAGAGGCAAAAGAGGCGAGTTTACCAAGAAGGAAAGGAATGAACAGGAGCTTATGGCCTCGGCCATGACTTTGTTGCAAATGGTCTAAAGTGTTCATAATATGAACAATAAAGGAGCCTCTTTTATGAAACCCGAAATTTACTATGACCAAAAAAGGCGGGACCTCGTCTGGCTCCCAAAGCACTCTAAGATTATTGCAGAGGTGGCGGAGGAGCTTTATCAGAGTGGTACTCATTATGATAGTGTCATTCGGGGTATAGGAGAGCCTCGGAAGTTAAGACTTACTCCTGCTTATGTAGCATGGTCTTGTTACTCACCAGAGCCTTTACTCAACCACCCAAAAATAAAGGAGATCCTCATGTCAAAATTTAAGATCGGAGACAGTGTCACCATTAGACAACTTCCAAGTATGGGGTACAATAATCTTGAAATGTATCAAAGCTCTATTGGTACCATTGAACTCGACCACGCAAGAGACAACAAAAATTGGCGGGCCGTTCGTTGGCCAGATGGTCAACTCCGTGGAGTTCAAGTAAAGGATTTAATCTTAATAAAGGAGCAAACTATGTCCCGCACCATTCCCTCAAAAGATCAAGTGTTAAAAGCCGCCACCTCCTGTCCCCAAACCAAAGAGGCTTTGGAGATTCTATTCCCTCAAGATTTTGAACCCGAACCAATCAAGAACATATTTGAGCACTTTGCTGTCATTAAGGGTGCGGTTCTTATGAGCCCTCAAGTGGAAGAAAAGCTTAAGAGGGGTCTTTGGTCTGCCAAAAACGGACCTCGAGGTCCAAGAGAGCTTTTAGCGCACCCTATGTTCGTGGGTTGGGTTGGAATTAGTATTTCAGGAGAAGGGTTCAAAAACCTCATAAGCGATATCCTTGCTTTATCGGAGCGCTAAAAAATGAAACTCCCTACCAAACCTCAAGAACCCAATATTTCTCCAACGGCCTACAAGTGGCTTATAATGAGTGGGTCAGGAGGGGGTAAGAGCAGCTTTTTAGCTTCTATAAAGGACATTCTTATCTCCGATCCTGACAATGGTTGTTTGGCCCTTCCAGGATATGTCATCCAAGTTCGTAATTGGACTGATTGTAAAGAGCTTCTAAAAGAGCTTCAAAAAGCTGATCTCTCTATTTACTCTTGGATAGGACTTGACTTGCTCAACGTATCATATGAGTTTTGTTATAACCATGAATGTAAACGGATGGGCGTGGCTTATCCCTCTGACTTAGAAGGAGGAAAAGGTAGAGGCAAAGGCTGGGCTATGATAACCAAGGAGTTCATTGGCTGGGTTAGAGACATGGGCAATATTGGACTGCCCATTATAGCCACCTGCCATGTCAACTTCATAGCCCAAGAGGTTAAAAAGCGAGAATTTAACAAAGCTGTTCCATCATTTCCAGGAGGCAGTGCCACAAGTGCGTATCAAAAGATAAAGGAGGCGTTTGATATCGTCGGGTATTTAACCTTTGACTTGCCTCCAGCCACAAGCGACGAAAAGGACATGAGGAAAATCATCGCTCCCAACGCAGAGCTTATTGACTTACCTCCACATCAAGTAGTTCCCACAACTGAGACAAGAGTAATCCATTTTCAACCGTCTCAATATTGGGACGCTCAAGACTCTTCACACCAACTTCCGCCGAAGGTAGTGCTTCCAAAGGACTGGAGAGAGGACTGGAGCACTATTTTGGATAACTGGGGGAAGGTATGAGTGACAACGAAACCCGCCATAGAGACGCAAGAACGGAGCAAATGGTTGAGCGCAACCTACGCTTGGGAATCATGGGCCACTGTTGGTATTGCAAAGACCCGACTATCATAGTAGACACTGTTGGTAGATGGTGTTGTTCACAATGCAAGCGCATGATGGATGGAAATAATGATTAACCCCTAACTAAGAGCCCATGAGGATATGCCAGAGCTCTGAGGAGGAGAACTAAAAATGAAGCCACCTGATGTAAATGCTTTTAAGGACGATCTGGTGCAAGATAGGATGAAAAGGGTTCAAGAGTTGTGTAAAGATATAAACCCCACCTTTGCACATAATGTAGAGTCTATATTGAAATTTACCATGGCTAAAAGCCAATGCGCCAGACTACTTGGTCTTAAAGGAAAAGACCGAACTGAGTTTGAAGAACACTTCTTTCAAATGTGTTTTAAGGAGGATTAAAAAAAGATGTCCCTAACCGCCGAGCAACTCCATGACATCCAGACCCTACTCGACAACGGTAACGAACTTACCATGTGGAAGACCTCAAAGGATGCAGTCGGAGAACTAAAGGACAAATACGGCTGCGCCTTTTTCAACCCCTCTTTTGAGGACTATCCCCAAACCTCTGACGATGCAGAGTATGGGTTCGCTGTCCAAAGTGCTCTTGAGAGAGCCTTAAGGAGGTGGAGATAATGTACGTAGGAATAAATTCGTTTGAGACAAAAAGAAAAGTAGTTGCCACCATACAAGAAGGACACCAGGATTTGGATCTTGTTTCTGGTAATGGGCTAATAACTATCAACCTCGAATTCAAAGATCTCCCATGGCTCAAAGAGCTTGTCTCAGAAGCTCAGAAAATTATAACTTTCTACGAAAAGGAGGCTACCCAACCGTGAAATGATCAATCGAGAAGCACTACTTGAAGAGCTTCAAAAGCTCCGTTTGTCCCGGGAGAGACCTTTCTCCCCCAAAACCACAAAAACCAAACAGTCCAAAAAGGACAAACTGTTAGAGGAAGCTGCTGCATTGCTCGACAGTGTTGAAGAGGAGACTTAAGGATGGATGTAAGAGGAGGACTTCTTAAACTTATTGAAAATATTACATACCTTGAGAATTTAACTGTGGGGCAGTCATCCAGAGAAGAAGCTGAGATGGCTAAAAAGGAGTTAAATAGGTTGTTACAAACACTCTCAGAAGAAGAGTTAAGCAAAGAGCTAAAGGAGATTTAAACATGGCAATTCTGGAAGGTCTTGGACCAAAAAGAAAGGTATTTGAGGACTTAGAACCCGGAGACTATCTCTTTGAAATTGCAGAACCTGGAGAGAAAGGATGGACAAACCTCTATGAAAATGAAGACAATCCTGGTGCCACTATGTCTTTTATCCAATGGAGGTTAAGAGTTCTCCAACCCGACCAATTCGAGGGCAAACCATTCTTCCATTCCACCATGTATGATGCTTCACCTGAACAAATCGCTATGGCAAAGAAGCCTTATGATCCTGCTGGGTTTACCTACCAGTTCTTTGCCTCTATCGGTGCTGGAATTATGGATAATGGAGAGGTTACTCTCTTCGATGACTATTTAACCGATGGATATCCTGACCTTGATAAGATGATTGGGCTCCGGTTCTGGGGCTCAGTGAGAAAGGGGGTGAATAAGAAACAACCTGATAGGGTTGGATTGGATAAGATTTGGATGGAGGATTAAAGGCTCTCAATGTGTCCAAGGAAGTTTTTCAAGGTTTGTGCTGAGGTGTGGCTCAAGTTGGAAGTAGGAGAGGGGAAGTGAACCTGTTGGTTTAGCGCCCAACCCACCCCAAGGCACAAACACTTCGCAGCCAGTTAGATGCGACTGCTCGGAGAGACGAGTACTGGCTGCGGGGTGAATAATTAAGCTGAGGCGGCCCGGCGGGAACCGGGAGCGATATTAACTGCGAGAAGCAGAGTGCCCATCTGCTGTTAGGGCTGAAAAGGCAAAACGGCCCACACCTGACCAAGCAGGTACTAAGAATCCTGCCCTCAGCAAACTTTTAAAAGGAGAACAGAATGTCAAAAATCACGAAAGTCTTTATCACCACGAACGACACCAGCAAGACCTACGAAATGCCAGGCTATGGTGGCAAACAGGAAGAAAGGGCGGCGAGGGAGGGCAACAATGGCGTTTAAATGGCCCAATGGCGTAGGGAAAGTACCATGTATCTGTGATTGTGGACATACTTTGACAAACTCTGAGGTTAAAACCACGAGATATTCTGGTGGGGCTGGAACCTCTCGACTCACAGCCAAAGTTAAATGCTTTAAGTGTGGAGCTTCATCTAACGATGGGGATTGGAAAACAGTGCATGACCTTGGTCATTGACTCAAGCCGGTACTAAGAATTCGGCCCCAGGAAACTTTTTTAAAAGGGAGCCAAGTATGTCTAAAACACTGACCATCATAGCGGATAATCTACGGAACGCCTACGAAAAAGGCTGTTCACAAGCAAGGGATTTTGCCAGAAACCTTTTTCCAGACTTCGATTTTGACCCCAAGCCGCAATCACAATGGCCTGATGGGTATCAAAAATACGGCGCTTTTCGGATGTCTGGGTATTTAGGAACTTTTGTTAACAAAGAATTGGCGGGAATCCCTTCATTAGTCAGATGGGGTTATACTGATATTGAATGTCCCCTTGGCTATTTATACGCTCCGGGTACAAACGGCAACCATACTTTATGGTGCCAAGATATCCCGCATTGGGTTTTGAAAAGGGATTTTATTATACACCCGAATTAACTCCCACCCCGGCATTCATGTCAGCAAACAGGAAGAGAGGCAGGATAACCTTAGACCGGGGTCGCCCAGAGGATTTGTGCCAGAATGGACGGCTCCGAAAGGAGGATGGAAGGATGAATCCGAAATATAATGAAGCACTAAAGGCACAAGAAACAGAGACACAAAGCCTGCATAGAAACGCAATGGCCCCACGGGAAAGAAACCTTTTGGAGCGGGTCTCTGATTTGGAGAACAGACTTAGGGAACTCCAAAAGGCTTTTGAAGGGTTAATGGGGGTCCTTAATCGCCTCCAAACTGCGGTAGGAGTCGAATAGTCCGCAACTAAAAACAACCCGGGCCGGTTGCCAGGACCGGCCCTATGGAGGCCCCGATGCCCCTCTACGAATTTCAGTGCATCAACTGCGAAACCAAAGACTAACGGGTTGCGGCCACCTTTGAAGATGAGGCTACCTGTCATATCTGCGGCGGGGCGATCAAGATACTGGACCCCCACGTCCACCAACCCCCGGTAGGCCCGGTTTACCGCTGGATTTGGCTGGACCGGGACCTCGCCAAACTAATTGACCTTCAAGAATCAACAGCTAAATAAGCGGGCGCAACCGCGGAGCGGTCAATCGGGGCCGCTCCGCATGGGGAGGACGAATGGAATTAACTAATTCACAACTAAGAGTCTTATTACTTCTCCATAACCCCGGAACTCAGGCACATTTCAGCGAAGGCATCCCACCTTATCGAGGTATGAGAAGAACGTGTTGGCTATTACCTGGGATCGCAACAGCCGAGACAGTGACAATCAAGTCTTTAGTAGCCAGGGGTCTGCTTGAAGAAAAAGACAATTTAGCGATTATCACTGATAAAGGGCGTGCCATTTGTGATGAATGGCACCGAAAGGAGTGTGAGTGTTGGACTGGAGAAGCAGAATGCGATTGATGCAAATCGACCGGGATTTAAGCAGTTTCAAATTCATTGGAATCGCTATCTCAATACCCATCAAGGATCGTATGTTGCTTATTTTGGCAAATCAGACGATGAGACGGGGGAGGATAAAAATACCAACCTCGCCCATGCCATCCTCAAAGCTGCATGGGCGGCACTAAAAGGAGAGAATTAATGACCATTGACTCCGACCTCCTATCCCTCCTCGAAGAGGCTGACAACATTCTCAAAGAGAATCAGGTTTATATTGGAGTCCAGTACACTCAATCTCCGAGTACGGTATACTGCTCCTGTGGAAGAGAGTATCATGGACTCATGACCCATGTCAAGGGCATGGACAACCTCTATGATAACTGTAAAACAAAATGGTGCCCTGAGTGCATCAAAGCCCATGCTGCTGAGTGGTGGAGTCATTGTTTTAGAATGGAGCAAGTAGAAAGTGTTCAAATTATGAACACTAAGGAGGAGGTAAGATGTACTACTACGCTTGTTTCTTTGGCGGGTTTTGTATCGGTTATGTTCTTTGTGCTTTGCTCTTTATAGGAAGCAATAAGGAGTTAACAAAATGAAAATTTTTCGCTTACTTGTGTATGAAGGAGCTGAAGAGTGGGTTGAAAACACATTGGTAAATAATGCCATTGTAGACACCTTTGTAACAGTATACGGGTCTATTACAGAGGTTTTTGACCTTGATAAGATGATTGAGATAATCCAAGAGGAGCTTAAAGAAGATTCCCATGACTAATCCAATTCTCACATTCGACCACACCCAACGATCCTCCTGGCAAGGTTGCAAGAGAATGTATTTTTTTAGACATTTCTGTGGCATCCGCAAAGTAACTGCCGACTCTCCGGGCTTTTCCTTTGGCTCTGCCTTTCACTCATCCTCCGAAGTGCTCGACATGACCGGGGACATAAACCTAGCAATGGCAACCTTTACAGATATGTTCAACTTTATAGACGACAAGGTCCGCACCCTCAATCGAGCCAGAGAGATTCTCATCGCCTATGACAAGTTTATCAGACAAAAGGGTTGGAAGTTCTCTCAAACCTCCGACGCTACCATGGAGATCGCTTTTAATGCCCCACTTACTTCAAGAATCAATTACGCTGGACGGTGTGATCGACAGTTTGAAAATGGAGATATTGGTGAGTGGAAGACGACTTACTATCTCTATAACTCCTCCGGAAATCCCATGCCATATCTTCAACAATGGTGGGGACATAATTCTATCCGTGGATATGCATGGGCTCAAAAGGCTTCTCATGTCCACATTCTCGGACTTGGAGTCTATCCTCAAAAGCAAGGACGGGGAGGCGATCCATATCCAGGGGTGGAGAGCTTGACCATTCCTGTTAAGGAGTGGGAGATCAAACAGTTTGTTTATGAAGCCGAGGTCATAGGTGAGGAAATCATAGCCTATGCTCAGAAGAATGGACTCTCTATCGGAGAGAACTTCCAAGCCAACCTCGACAAAGCTTTCTATGACAAACTTTGGCACGGGTTTCCTACTGATACAAGCAGGTGTTATTTCAATTTGTCTAATGCCTGCCAGTTTGTAGACCTTTGTACAAGAGACGTGCCTAAGGGGTTGGTGCTTGGAAATTATGTAGTTGATCCGTTCCTTCCGTGGTTGGAAGATAAGGAGGGAGGATGATGAAGTTCTATCGATATGAGGAATCTCTTTTTGTAGAAGATCAAGTTAAAGTTATAGAAAGGCTCTTTGTCTCAATAAAAGAAACCATCCATGGATTTTGTATAATAAGAGAATTCAACTATCGCACGGGCATTCCAAGTAGGCCACGTTGGATAAGTAAAACATCTCGAAAACGCTATGCTTATCCTACTAAAAACGAGGCTCTAATGAGCTTTCTTGCCAGGAAGAGGATGCAAATTTGCACCCTTGAGAATCAAATATTAAGAGCCTCAACTGCAAGAGTAATTGCAAGTACTATGCTGAAGGAGTTGGAAGATGTCCCACAAACAATCTAAAAAGGAGCGACAAATGTCAGGTGACAATAACAAACCCATTCATCCCATGAACCAAGAGTTGCCTCCGATTCAAGCCACCATTACCATTAACTACCATGGGGGACAAATAGTAACCTCCAATTTCCCCACGAACATAGCCCTCACTATGTTCATGATGGGACAGATGATGGCTCTTCTTGGTTCTAAGTGTGAGTTTAAGGAACAAAGTCCTATTGTAACTCTACCTCCAGGAGCGAGAATAAAATGAGCAAAAAGAACCCCTATAAATCCCTAAAAGACATCCTCAACCTCGCCTACCTCCAAGCCTCAGAGGGTAAAGGCAAAGAACGCCATGCCAAAGAGGGACAAGCATTTGAGGACCAACCAATATGTTCCATAGCTCGAGACCTTGAAGATGTTGGAATTGGTTTTCAACTTGGTCAGGCTAAGAAGAAGATAATTGAAAGCCAAAGACTGGCTCAATTTCCTGGGAGGTCTATCGCTGAACTTCTTGGAGCTATCAACTATATTGCTGGTGCCATTATCATAACAAACGAAAGGGCAAAGGAGAGAGCTAATGAAAGTAAAGCTAACAATAGTATATGAAGCTGATTATGATAACATTAAAGAGCTTGAAGCGTTTGTTGAACAAAAAGACGAACAAGCCATCTTTGAGATCTTTGGTGTTGGATGGGATCCTCCAAGTTCAATAGTCGTGGAGGGGGTAGAACCTTAATGGAAAACCTTCTCCGCCTGTCTCAAATTAATGTCGGCTTCCGTTTTCGAGAAGAGCTTGGTGATATCTCCGATCTTGCTGAGAAGATAAGATCAACTAAAGGGTTGAAGTTTAATTTTATAGTGGTAGAGGAGATCTCTCAAGGTATAGACCCAGCAAGTGGCTTGGAGTTTAAAGAGTACCACCTCCTCGCTGGAGGTCGTCGGATTAAAGCCTATGAGCTTCTCTCCTCTGGCCACTCAGAGGCATGGGGCTCTCATACTCCCATCCAAGAGGAAATGGACCACTACCTCTCTGTCCCATGTACCATTCTCAAAAACCTAACCCCCATAGACCGGCTCAAAGTTGAATTCATCGAGAACATGGGCCGTAAGGACTTTACTTGGCAAGAGGCAGCTGTGCTTGTTTCCGAGCTTCACAAAGCTAATGTCAAACTCTATGGCGTTCCCTCAGGAGGTCGAGGCAAATCAGGTTGGTCCATTCGAGACACTGCTGAGTTCTTAGGTCTTCTTCCATCCGTAGTCGTAGACTACCTCAAACTTGCAGAGGGTTTACTCTCCTCCCCCAAGATTGCAGATATTAAACAGAAGTCCAAGGCTCTTTCCAATATTAAAAGACAAAAGCAAGTGGACATTGCAAACCTTTTGGACTTGGGAGCCTATTGTTCTGGTGATGTAAGACTTCTCTGTGCCGACTCTCGGAAGGCTTTGTTGGAGGTTGAAGACGAGTCTGTGGACCTTATTATAACTGATCCCCCATGGGGGATAAAGTTTGAGGAGGTCACCTCCGATGCTCGCACAGATGCTTATGTATCCTATGACGACAAGTTCGATGCTATGGAAAACCTTGAGATTTTAACCCTTTGTTATCAAAAGCTCAAACCAAACTCTCCACTCTATATGTTCTACTCCTCGCAACCAGAGAAGATCATAGAGGGCGTAGAACTCCTCACCACTGCTGGCTTTAATGTAGAGAGAATCCCACTCATCTGGTATAAAAAGCACGTCCTATCCCATATGAGTGGAGAGACTCGTCATATGATTAACTATGAACCTATCCTCTACGCCTGGAAAGGAGAACGCCCATTCCTTAACCACGTCTCTCGCAATGTCTTTGAGCATCAAGTGGCTTATCTCAATAGGATTCATTCTGCTGAGAAAAGTGAGAGCCTTTTGGCAGAACTCATTGAGCTTCATACAGAGCAAGGAGCTATGGTCTTAGACCCATGGGGAGGCAGTTGTAAAATTGCTGATGTGTGTCGAAGGTTGTTAAGGCGGTGTCTTGTTATCGAAAGGGAGCCTGACTTGGTTAAGATGTCTACTATGAGATTGGAGGGGGTGTGATGAAGAGCGATGAAGCCTTTGAATCCTTCTCAGCTGTTTTGGAGTCGTTATTTGTGTCAGACAATTCCGATCTGGCCGAAATTATCTTGAGTCTTATCAGTGAGCGAAACCGTCAAACTTTGGTGGAAGGATATACCACCTCCCATGATGATGAGCATACTGAAGGACAACTTGCTTTGCTGGCAGCGGCGTATGCGTTGTCGAGTAGGGAACCAGGGAGAATAGGAACGCTTCCGAGGACAAGGAAGCCAATGCCCAGCATCGAATTTGCCAACACTGTAGAGTCTATCGAGTGTTATGGCTGGGAGTTCACCCAAAAAGACCCCATCCGAGACCTAACCCGGGCTGGTGCCCTCATCCTGGCCGAGTTGGAGAGACTATGGAGAAAAAATGACGATTAAAAAATTTCTCATCATCAGTTACATCATCCTATCCACCACCTTCACCCATGCCGCAGACAGATGGACAGGTCCAACAAGTCCCACATCCCCAATGTGGGGTCTCACTGGTTCTTCCATCATGGCTGAGGCTTTGAGAGAGAATCCTCAATCCCAATACAATAATCAAAACGCCTATGATGATATCCTCAATGGCTCCAAACAAGACCAAATTGACAAGCTCCAAAAGGAAGTCAATAGGTTAAAGGGTGAAAGGGGAGAGTGGTAATGAACAAGCCAAAATATCAGATTGGTGATGTAGTTTGGACTGGAAAATGGAAGTCTTATGAAAAGTGGGAGAAGTGTCCTGATTGTGGTGGCACTAAGACCCTCCGGGTGATCTTGTTTGACGACTCCGAATATATTATCCCTTGTGAAACCTGTGAGCTGGGTTATGAAGGGCCGTATGGGGCTGTAAGGCATTATGCCTACCATGCCACTGCCAGGGAGTTAGTCGTGCAGGGTATGGAGTTGGGGTGCTTTAGTGACGAGAAAGATATTTGGCAATACAAGTTGGGACTTGAGGGTTCTTGTTACCGCCAGGTCCCCGAACATGAATTGTTTTTAGACGAGCAATCCGCTTTAAATTTTGCCCTTGCAAAAGGCAGGGAAATGGAAATTAAAGAGGCTGCCAGAGTACTGATAAAGGATAAACCAGAAAAGTCCTGGGCTTGGCATGTCACCTATCATCGACGGGAGATTAAAGAGGCAGAAAGGCGCTTGGAACATTCTACCAGAGCATTAGGAATCGCTCGGGAGAAAGCTAAAAAATTCAAGGAGACTTCTAATGCTCCGCCGACAAGTTGAAGGCTCAGGCCCTTTGGACTCACCAGTGCTCTTATTAGGGGAGGCCCCAGGCTCTACCGAAGTATCCGGGATTCCCTCCAAGTCCATCCCACCCTCTCCATTCATTGGCTGGAGTGGTCAGTTTCTCCAAGAGATGTGTGAAAATGCAGGGATGGACTTTTGGAATGGGATTAGGAGAGACAACGTTGTTCAACACCAACCACCAGCAAACAACTTTTCCATCTTCTATAAAGACAAAGCTCAGAGAGAACCAACCTCTGAGCTTCTTGCGTGGCATGCTGACTTACGCCGTCGCATCCTACTCCAACGTCCAAAGGTCATAATAGCAGCAGGGGATCAACCCTTGTTTGCTCTTACAGGGAATAAGAGCTCAACAAAGTGGCGAGGCTCTGTAGTTCCATATCAATCCCAAGACCTTAACTGTTGGATTGTCCCCATCGTCCACCCCTCATACGCCCGTCGTTGTTTCAACATGACATCCTCAAAGAGGAAAGAGGTTCGTCAACCTTGGTTTCATATTACTGTCTTTGACCTTCTTAAAGCCAAGAGAGTATCCCAAGAAGGATGGGCTCCTTTGGAGCGAATGGAGAAGATATTTCCATCCTACTATGAAGTTATGCAATATCTTGAAGAGCTCCTTGCTATGCCCTCCGACACCTTGATAACCACTGATGTTGAAACAATTCGACGAGAACATATCAAGTGCGTTGGTCTGACCCATCGTAAAGACTACGCTATGTGCATCCCCTTTGTTGCTAATGGAGCTGGAAAGCCTTTCTACTCCCTCGTCCAAGAAGCTGAAATCTGGCTCATGTTGGAGAAAGTATTCTCTTCCCATCGTCTCTGCGGTCAAACAATAGCCTTCGATGCTGCTATGTTTTGGAGGGATGTTAAAGGGTTTGAGGTTGAAGACTCTGTCTATATAGACACAGCCATTCTTCACTCTCTTCTCTACCCCGAGCTCAAGCACGACCTTGGTTTCTTGGCCTCTATCTACACCGATATGCCTTACTTCAAATACCTTGGTCGACTCTCTGAGGCCAAATCCAACGTGGCTCAAACCTTTGAATACAACTGCTTTGATGTTCAATCTACCCACGAGTGTGCAGAGGAACTTATCAAAGAGGCCAAGCGAGAAGGGATGTTTGAATATTATCTCTCCAAACGTCGTCCTCTTGCTCATTGGGCCATTCGTCAGCATAGACATGGGCTGAGTATCGACGAGGATCGAAGGGAATCCATCCTCAAAAGCCTTTGGTATGATGAGATTCTTCCTCTCCAAACCATGCTTGATGAGTGTTTGTGTGAAGTAGGCTGGCTCGGAGCTTGTACCTTTACCAAGACTAAGGTCAACAAGCTCAAAGCTCTTGGCCTTGAAGTCTCTGACAACCAAGAGGGACTTAATACAAGCTCGCCTCAGCAAGTAGTAGCTCTCCTCAAGGCTCTCGGCCATATAGTCTCTGATTCCTCTGAGGAGACTCTTACCTCACTTACTGAAAGTTCGGTTGTAGCTCAGGCTATCTTGGAACTTAGGTCGGGGTACTCTCTCCTCACCTCAGTGGCTAAGCCTACTGATAAGGATGGAAGATTCCGAACCTCAATCAATCTCCATGTTACTGAAACTACTCGGTTGTCATCTACTAAATCCCATTATGGTGGGGGAGCAAACTTGCAGAACGTGACGAGAAAGGCCAGACCACTATTTACAGGAAGTTATGAAGGAGGCGAGGAATAATGGATAAGACTTTTCTTCTTTGGTTCAATGATTTAATTCAAGTTTCAAAACTTGGTCCAAATTATATGAACCTTTTAACCTATTGGGTCTACATTCGTTGTCTTTCTATCCAACCTTGGAGATATCAATGAAACGCAAACTCCTAATCGAAGCCGACCTATCCCAAGCCGAAGCTCGTGCAGTGGCCTATTACTGTGGAGACTCTAAGATGAAAGGGCTCTTTAAAAACAAGATTGATATTCATATTGATAGGGCTCTTATGATTCTAAGTGTGTTGGAAAAGCACTATGAATACGCAGACTTTATCAATATGTACAAAGATGGACATCCACTTGCAAAGCAGTATAGACAAGCAGCAAAGGCTGTTGGTGTTCATGCTACGAACTATGATGTTGGTCCAAGAACTGTTGTAAACTCTTTACGACATCATGGAGTCTTTTTAA